ACACTGATTATCAAGCATCTATAAAATAAGGCTGCGCAATATATCACAACTAAGCGCAACAAATAGCACGCAATTTCGCACGCATTTCTTTGAGGTGCGTGCGTTTTTTATCTGGGTAATAGATGGGACTATTCGCGTATCTTGACTTCTCCCGTGTGGTCGAAGGTGGCGTTGTCCTTGTGATAAACGTATACCGTTGACGCGTCCTCTTGAATTATCTTGGCATGGGCATTGCCACAGAGGTTGACGAATACTCTGCTGTGACCTTGACATACAATGGTTACGTTACTGTCGTGCAATAAGAATACATCACCAATACCGTAGTCGGTGAAGATGATTTCTCCCGTGCAACTGCCTGCTAATAACATACGCATGGTCTTGCGACCAAATGCGGGATTTAGGAGATGTACTTCCTGGTCGATGTAGAAGTTGTGCTCGTTGAGAAAATCTCTGTCAAACAAACCCCTAATCATGTCGGCATCTGGATAGTTGTGGTGGTACAAGAAGTGCATTCCTGCTAATGCCTTGTCTACAAGCTCTTCGTCTGTAAGCTCTCTGCTCCACTCTGAATACCACTGGTCACACAATCCTTGACTGCGTGCAAGATTTCTGAAAATTTCTGATTTGTTCATATCGTTTTTGTTTTTATCGGGATTGCCATGCAAACGCAATGGGGGTGGTATGGGGGTAGGTCTGATGCTGAACTGTGTAACCCGACTTGGCTGTCGCACAGGTCGCATGGATATGAACTGCCTCGCATTACATACCACATGGCTGCTTTCTCCCTTTCGTAAAATAACTGTTGTCTGCTTCGGGCGATTATGTCTGTGACCGCTCTGTCTATGTTGTTATATGATGATTTGTAAAAGCCTGTCTTGACTGGTGTGTCGTAGTCGCTTAATGCTCTGAATTTTTCCTTACGCGCCGTTGCAAACAGGACAGAACCGTGCAACGCGGTGATGTTGGACTTTATGATGTTTGCTGTTTCTTGTGGGTTCTTGCCAAAGAACAGTGACGCTGCCAAGGCTATTTCAACCTCTGTTTTGTATTGTTTCGCGTATGCTCGCACCCTCTGTTCTATGTTGCTTCCATAAGTGTTCTGTTTTACATATAAAAGTGTTCTATTTTTCTCTTTCTCGTTTGTGCCATAAGTTGCTATTGTGCATGTGGCATCAACAATCTTTTCCACTAATTGGGAGATGACTTTGTCAACCTCTTTGTTTAGAGTGCTATTGAGGGCGAACTTGAAAGATTGTGGTCTTATGTTGTATTTGGCCGCAATTTTTGCTATTGAAAGTGCGGCCAAGTACATTAGTTCCTTGACTTTAGAGGAAATGCCACGTTGGAGCATCAGACGTTCTTCGATGAAGTCGTATGCGCGTTTCAGTTCCTCTTTAGTGTACGGTTCTTGCATTGCGCTATTCGGTTTCTTTTATGGGTTGTTGCATATTGGCCAAGATGTCCTGTTGCTGCTCTTTCTTGAACTCCCTTATAATTCTGTCGTATTCTTGTGCAGTAGAATACATTCGTATCTTTTCGGAGGCAGTTTCCTTTGACAAGAACCCGTTCTGTACGGCAGTTGCAAGATTGTTGACAAGCTCGGAGTTGTTCATGTGTACGTAAGGCTCGATGTAAAACGACACATTCATTTTGGTGAAAGCGGAAATTCTCTCACATTCCACTCCATAGCCATGCTTGAAGATTTTTACGATGCCATTCAAGAAAGGCTTGTAAAGTTGTGCGTCCTCCATTGCGCGTTCGATAGACTGCGAGAAAAGTAACTTTACAGCGACTCCTGGCAAGTCACCCGATTTAGGCTCTGGGATTTTTGGTATAAAGCTTTGTTCCAGAATCAAGTCGTACAACTTGGTAAGTTGCATTTTGAAGAACTCTGAACCATCGGGCGGATTTAAGAAGCCAGCTTCGGAGTTGGCATCCATTGTGATGACTTTGACGGAATCAGTCATTGGTTCGCCGCTAATCTCAATTTCATCGCCCTTCATGTACATGATAGGGAATGCGAAAGCGAGGTTGTTCTGCGACATATAAGAGAACGAGAGATCAAATTGGTCGATGGTGTCCTGTGAGAATTGCCAGCAAGGGCCACTTGTTCTGATATAAGACACAGGAATGAATGGGAAGTTGTGCGGCTCTTTAGACACAAGCGAATATCCGTCAAGTCCGAACTTATTCTTTATTTTGTTGATTGTGCCAGCTACGCCCGAATAGTTTTCCTTGTATCGGTAGATATATGTATCGTCCCACACTTCGGCCCAATGCACCATTATATTACCTTCTTCGTCCTCGTCATTGTATCTGCGCACGAACAAGTCCAGTTCTCCAGTGACGTTGTCGTAGTGAGGGAAGAGTGTGTCGCCATTAAGATAAGAGAGAACCTTCCAGCGGAAAGCTCCTTTGTACATGTAGCCAACAAAAGCGGCGTCAGCCGTGATTTTTGCAGAGCGTGCAGCCTCATACCATGCGATTTCCATGTCGTGCGTTTCCCACCCTCGTTGAAATTCGTAGAAGTTTGCATTGTCTGTTTCGGACGGATTGTCTATTGAGAGCGAGAACTGAATGTCATTGCCACAAAGCGTAATGGTGTGTTTAAGAGCAATGATTTGCTGGAAAGAGAAAGCACATCTGATGACATACTCGATATAGACCTTCCCCGTTTCGGGGTCTTTCCTTACTCTGTCGGGGTAATAATGTCTGTCGTATATTTTGTGTCCTGTGGGGTAGTATTCGCGCAGGAAGTCGTCTTGTGTGTAGATGTCAAACAAGTTCCGTCCGTCATTGACAGCCCTTGGCGAGAGGTCGGTGCTTGGAGCTGACAATACTGATTGTGTTTGCGACTCTGCCTTAATTCTGACAAAAGGTTTCTTTACGAGTAGTTGCTTTATAGAATCCATAGGTTTTTGCGTATCTTACGTTTAACAAGTTCAAATATCATTACCATAAACATAGCTTCAATGTAGTCGGGAGAATGTCCCACATACGTTTTCATTCGCTTTTTATTTATCAGTGTGAAGCTTCTGTCAGAAGAGTCGGCATCTTGTCTGATGGCCTTTCTTTCCCTCAACAAGATTTGTTTCAGTGGCATTTTCTCAAATCCGTCGCCATTATATTTTCTGTCAAGCAAGTTGGGGTTGATAGAGAGTTCGTCCGCTTTCAGTTTTGCCGCAAACATATATGCGCACTCCGATTTAAGATTACCGAATAGCGACTTTATCACAGTTCTCTCTTCGCTACATCTCGGAAGTGGTGCGGCCATGTTGTTGAAAGGCACTGCGCTCGGGAAGAAGCCCTTGAACACCTGCCCGAGTCCGTTCAAGTCATACGTCATGTTCTCCTCCATTACGCCCCATTCCTTCAGTTTAGCCTTGACGAGGTCCACCGCCATTTTTGCATCGTTTCTGCACACGAAAACATCTTCAATATGCCAACCGTCCCAAAGCCACATGACGAGCGAGTCGCCACCTGTAAAAGCCACGTCGCATGACACCCTTTTGCGCCCCTGGTCCTCGATGTTTTGTGGCAGGCTGTAAAACCTTTCCATGCAAGTGCGTGAGATAATGTCGTCGCCCCCAGCACGAATGTCCCAGTTGCCACTCAGGTCGCGTCCACGCTGCTCCTCGTCCTGTTGTGCAAGGTTTGCGATATAGTTAGGGTCAGACGACAGCAATTTGATATTCTCTTCGAGTTTGCCATAGATGAAGCAGACCGACTTGATGAACATGGTCAGTTTGTCAAACCCCAATTTCGCGTATGCAGGTTTCCATAGTCCGTCAATGGTCCTTTTACATTGCAGATAGACCTCGTCGGGTGTGTCGCCCCATATAATAGAGTTAGGCGTGTTCCCCTCCATGAAGCAATATCTGATAACCCCGTCGCGTTCGGGAATTGGGAATCCGTCGTCGCCAATCCACCAATCTATGAACTTTCTCACCCATGAGTCGGGGTCTGGGTTACACGTGCCATATACCCTGTTCCTTATGCCGTGTGCGTTTCGGTTGTCCGTCATGAGGTATTTGAACTTTTTGTACGGCATGTGCGTAATTTCGTCAATCCCAATGTATGCGTACTGCTTGCCTTGGTATTTTTTCTGGAAGTCGGAGAAAGCCTGTGAGTAGATGCCAAAGTGCAGTTTGCCGCCAGCATGGAAATTCCACGTCATATCATCTTTAGAGCGGTTATATTTCCCGTACTGCTCAAAAATCTTGTTCGACTCGTCAATAAGGTTTTCCAAATCGGGCTTCTCCTCACGCAGAATAACCGCATTAAAGTAAGGGTTGTAGACATCTTTCAGCGTTTCAATCAACAAGGCGAAGCTTTTTCCACCGCCGCGAGAACCGCCAAAAATGGTTAAATCGGCGTGAGTTGCGAGGAATTTTTCTTGGCAGCCAGCTTGTGCAAATACGTTTTTGCTTGAAGTGCTGTCAGCCTCCTTTGCTCTCATTTGTTGAATAAACTCATAAGAGTAAATATTGTTGCCTTGTACAGTTTTGAAATCTTCTAACTCTTGCATATATATAAATATATGCGCAAAAATAGCCAAAATCAAACGTTATATCAAATATTTATGCAAATTATTGCGCATATCGATGGATATTTATACATTTGCAAAAGACAAAATACACGTTCTAAATAGACCGATATGACAAAAGAAGAACTTTTGGAAAAGCTAATTGCTAAAGTTGGAAAAACCAGCCTTAGTGAGCGAACGCTAAGTGCTTATGCAGAGAACACGTTGAAATTAGTGGGTGACGACTCAAAAGTAGATGACGCGTTCTTGGAAGCCCATGCCTCGATATTGAAAACGATGGAGGGGCAGTTAAGCCATGAAATATCAAGCGGCATTGAGAAATGGAAAGAGGGTAATAACCTGAAGAAAGAGGGTAATAACCTAAAGAAAGAGGGCGGTGAAGATGGCACCAATGAAATATTGGAGCTTATGAAGCAAATCCGCGAAGACAATGCTGCGTTGAAAGCAAGGCTTGACGAGGCGGACAAGAAGCAAGGCCAGAAAGATTACAAGGCAAAGCTTATGTCCGAGATGCGTTCAAAAGGTGCAGAGAACGAATACATCTTGAAACAGACCCTTGGTCAGAAAGAATTTGACACAGCGAAGTCCGTAGAAGATGCTGTTGAAGAAAGCCTAAAGGCTTATGATGCGAATTACAAGTCATGCTTTGGTGACGGAGCTACGCCGCGCGGCAATTCAGGCAATGGCACTGATGGCAACGACACTGGCAGCAAGGCCCTTGACGCATTCTTTGACAGAAAAGCAGCAGAGGGAAAATTCCCGAAAGCAGAGTAGTAACTTAATATTATTTAACACTATGAGTAGCTTTAATACTTTCGGTTCGTCCAAGAAAGAGTTTGGTAGCGGCAAGAATGTATGGTACGAAGTGACAGGCAAATGGCCTGGTGGTGGCAGCGTAACCAATCTGTCTGATTTTGATGAGAATGACGTTATTCCAGCAGGTTCGATGGTTGTGTTTGACCATGCGAAGCATCAGGCAAAGATTGTAAAGGCGACAGATGTAAAGACTGCCACAAACACAGGTGGCACGGTAGAGCCAAAGACCATCAATGGTTTGCTTGAAAACGACATTTGGGTAGAAAAGGGTACGACCTATGCAACTGCCACCGTTGTATATGGTGGCAAGATTTATGCAGACCGCCTTGCCGAAGAAGTGCCTTCGGAGGTGTGGGCCGTACTTACCGAGATACATGCTATCAAAGAAAAATAACAAAAACAGGATAATCTTATGAATACAAGACCAGGTAATTATTACGAGTTGCTTGCCTTTGGCCTTGGTGACGTGACTTTTCAGCAGTTTGTTGACAGGTTCAAGACCAAGTACGACAAGGAGCAGACCGACGGCTTTGCATGGGACCCCGAGGTGCAGTTAGATTACACCTACGAGCAGCTTGAAGTTAATTTGGGCATTACCACGCTGCCTACCTATGTAGACTCGGAGAGTGATGCTTATGACCGCAGTCTTGGCGGTTTCGTTATTGGGTCAAATAAAATTCCGACTCAGAAAGCGCGTTATGCGATGAACCGCAAGATATTGCGTGAGCGCATGCTTGCTGTGAAGAAATTTGGCCAAGCCGCTTTGACAGGCGAGTCGCGTGACGCCATTCTGAACTTGATGTTTGAGAGTACAGACCAGTTGCTCCAAGCCAATGTGAATGCGCGCACCCACCAGCGTATGCGCATTTGCTCGACTGGCAAGTTCACCATTGACGCAGAGAACAACCCCCAAGGTTTGACAGGTTTGACCTTTGACTTTGGCATTCCAGCCGAGAACATGGACGAACTGAAGACCACCGAGCGTTGGTGGACAAAGAGCGAGCATGTGCAGGCAAATGAGGGTGCTGCGTCAGACCCATTGCAGTATTTGAAGAACAAGGTCAAGATGATGCGCAAGAATGGTTATCCAGCAGGTCACTTTGAGATGTCGCAAGACTTGTTCGACGACTTGCTGACACACTCAAAGGTTTTGAAGCGCATTGGTTTGGCCTTAAACCCCATGGTGACAGACGAGAGTGCCATTGTAGCTGCAAAGAACCTGACAGATGACGTGCTAAAGTCGCAGATTGAGCGCATTATTGGCTGCAAGATTGTGACCCGTGACAGTGTGGCTGCCGTTGACAAGTATGACGCAGACAGCAAGTCGTTGAAGCCCGTGTCGATTGAGAACTTTGCCCCCTGCAATGTATCGTTCGTTCCCGACGGACAGATTGGTACAATCAAGTCGGTACAGCAGTTGACAATGGACGACCCTGCCGAGCGCGTGGCATGGTTTGACGGCAACCGCACATTGCTCACCCAGAGATACAACTCTGCGACCAAGACAATGTACGTGCAGAGCGAAACATCGATTTTGCTTGTTCCGCAGATGCCGCGCTATATGCAAATTTACACAGTGACAGCATAGTTATGACGACGATAGAAGAATACTTACATGGCGTGGTAGGCTTTGAGGTTAAGGATAATGCCATAACGAGCATATTGATAGACCGCGAAGTAGCACCCGAAACAGATGTTTCGACGCTTGACAAGCGCACAAAGGATTTGTGTCGGGCAGACCTGTACATGTGGTGTGCTTCGACTCCGAGTGTGCAAGGTTCAGTTGAGGACGCAGACGGTGTGTGGAAGCACAAGGAAGGCGGCACTCAGAGTTCGGCTTTTGACAAGCGTAATCTCCGCCAGATGGCCAATGACATATACAAGTTGTATGGCGAGAACACATCATCGAGCAAGGTGGTGGTCAGAAGTTGGGGCATTGCACGCAGATAGAGAATAAGAAATGTATGAAGCAGGTAAGGTATTACATAAAGGATATATTAGAAATGTTGTGCGTAAAATTGAGCGACGCGAAAGTTGGAGCTTGCACCTACGCAGAGCATCGCCCTATCGGTATAGGCGAGCAGAAAGACAGTATATCAGTAGTAAGCCTTCCTGCGGAAATACAGAACCAGGGGGCTTATCAGAACACAGAAGTAAGGTTTGACCTGATTGTAAGGAACAGAGAGGGCGGCATATCGGCGACAGACGAGTTGCAAGAGATGCTGGACAACCTTTTGGGCCTATTCCCGATAGTAGAAGAAAGATATTCGATAACGAGTCCGAGGCTTTTGTTTAAGGGAGATGATGGCAACGGCTTTACGGTGTGGGTTGTACAAGCTCACATGGTGATAAACACAACAGACAGATTATGGCAGTAGAAAATCCGAGATGGCCTCACACCTGCAAGGTGTACAGAATGCGTGGCGTGTCGAATTTCAGCAAGGGCGAGCAAGAGATAATATACGAAGGCCCTTGCAGGAAATACGGCAACACATCAATCAGAACCTTTACAGGGAACGATGGTGTGCAGCGTGCAGACTATGCGCTTTCGATACCAGGGCAGATAAGAGGTATTTCGACAGGTGTGTTGATTGACGATAGCCACGGACTCATACCCTACGAACTTGGGTACTACTGTGTACTTCTGTCTTCCGAAGAATTAGAAGAAGCATGAGTTGCCAATCAGATAATCTGTCAGTGTTCAGAGACGGAATGAAGCGTGCGCATGACAAGCTCTTTCAGTCGATGATAAGATGCCTTTATAATTGCGGCATATTATTGATTTCGTATGCTATTGAGCGGAAGGAATGGACAGGTTTCACAGGTAATGCTCAAACCTCGTTTACGATAGGCATTTACAACAATGGTGTGCTGCAAGAGTATGCCAATGGCGAGATGGTGGCAGGTCGCAAGGCTTTAGGCAAGAAGATACGTTTAGGCAAGCGTGTATATTTGAAGCGTCCTTTTGAGGGCCGTCCGCGTGCGGTGAAAGGCAAGGTGGACGCGACAAATGAATACGCGACCCAGACAGCCCTGGCCTTTTTGAAGTCGTTCAAGGCCATCAGCAAAGGCTTGTCGATGGTAATGACTATTGGTGTGGAGTATTACATGTTTTTGGAAGGTGGTGATGCGAGCGTGTTAACCAATGCGTACAACAAGACCCCCTCGATGCTTAACAAGATTGTTTGGAAAAGAATCAGAGTATAAACTTTTAATAATAAACATTATGGCTTTAACAGTAACAAAGAATATTGACAATCTTGGTACGATATTCTCGAGCGTGAATCAAGTTTTCTTCAAGGCTGGCGAGTTGAAAGCAGCAGACCTAAAAGCCGCGCTTACGGTAGACCTTGAGTTGCCAATTATTGAGGATAGCGTAGGATTCAACACTGGCGAACCTGACGTGACCCAAATCAAGCTCATTAACGGTAAGATTTGGTCGCAGAAGACAAAGAGAGGTGACTCAGACATTTCGTTTAATGTGGCAAGTATTGATGGCGCAGTAAACGACCTGCTTCTGAACAAGCAAAACTCAACTGTAATAGAATCTGGAGCCGGTGTACTCTCCGAAAAGACTGAAGATGCAACGGTTGTTTATGAGGGTGACGCATACGACCTCGACCCGAAAGTTGTGCTTGGTTCTCTCATATTCAAGTCAGAGGACAAGTCGACTATCATTGTGTTGCCCTATGCTCACATTGTGTCAAGTTTTAACGCTTCAGATGGTGACAACCCTGCTTACTTCAAGGTGGTTGTGACACCTCGTCCAAGTTCGGAGGGTTACGAAATTCTGTTGTTAAAAAAAAAGTAGTTGAAGGAACGTCTGACGAAAAGAAAGAAACGGAAGGCACTAAAACGCGACAAACTAAGTTGTAAATCTTAGCCCGAATGGGGCGGCGCAAGTCTCCCTGTTTGGGCTATTTTTTTATTTGACAATATGGCTAAGAAAAAGATATTAGAGCAGCCCGACGAAGATATGCAGTCACTGCAAAAAGCAGTGATGCACGACAAGGCTGATGTGGTGTATTTAAGAAAGAAAAAAATAAAGTTGCGCTGGATAAGAGGTTGCGTGAGAGACCTCATGACAGACATACTACTGAACGAGAGCAGTGAGTCGAAAGTGAGTGCCAAGTGCGCAGCGATAATAGTGCTCAACGGTTATTGGTCAATCAAGTTGTGGTATTGGCTTGTGTGGCGATGGTTCTACTATGTGAAGCAGTACACAGAAGAAGAGTATTCGCCATTGATGATGATGTGTAAAAAAAAACTGGGTGCAGAGAATTACTTTCTGCTTACCACATTGATGATAGGGATAAAGGACACGATGATGGCGATGACGAGGAAGGAGACCGAACGTATCCTTCGCGAACAGAACCAGGCGCAGCGTGGTCTTTAGGCGAGAAGCACCCCGACTTGGTGGCGAGCAAGAGTTTCTTTTGGGGACTTATAAACGTGCCGATGTGGAACTACTACTATGGCATGACACTCGCTCAGATAGAATTGCTCACTTCGGACTGCCCGATAATAATATACAACACCAAGAAAGACAAGAAAGATG